TGCATTTACTACCCCCCCTTTAATGGCCAACGGCCAAATAGCGGTAACTCCCGCCAGTATCAGCCTTGAGAACGACATTTCCGGCGCTCCACGACCGCGTGGCAACTTCGGCCTCACTACCGTCTGTATTGCCAGCGCCGGCCAGCGCCATAAGGCACGCGGTTGGGAAAGCAAGTGGGAATGCAACCGGCGTATCAGAGACAGGCGCTATGGTTCCGCTACCCCACTGAAAAACTATCCCACCCAGCCAACTGGGGAACGCGATATAGCCGTTCGACCCAAGACTGATCGCAAACCCCTTGCGCAGCTTCTTTGGCGTTACGACCACGCTGTCATTGGCGCTATCAAGCATCTGCGCATCGGTGGCGACCTTGGCGGTGCCCTGCTGCGTCTCGGAGGCTTGCGCCGCCAGATAGGCCAGCGCCGCAATGTCGATCTGCCCCTGATTGATCGGGGCATTCCAGGCCTTCATGCACCACATGACTGCCAGGTTGCGCGGACGGGTTTCGGTGCCGCCAGTCATGCCCGTCCGAATCCCGGCAGTGCCCCCTGCGTTATGGGGGGCGACGGCTCCAGACGAACCGAGGGATGCTGGCGACGAGTATTTATTCTCGGCGTATGTAAGGTGATCATGCGCCTTTAGCTCATCCGCCTGATAACTCCCCAACGCACGCCCAGCATCCACGCCCCGCCCATGATCCCAGCCGCGGAAGAACTCGGCGCGCGATTCTGGCATACGGAAGAAGCCGGCCGGCTCATCGCCCTTGGCGAAGGTGTCCCCGATATAGGCATACAGGTCGGGCATGGCCGCCTTGCTCAGCACCTGGTCGGCGACCTCGACGAACCCAGGCGGAACAATCGGCATCACGAACGGCAGCATGGCGCCGACCGGCAGGGCGCTGGCGGTCTGCCAGAGCGCATCGATCTCGGCCTTGGTGTAGGCGTCGGCGACCTTGAACGACTTGAAGGCGAGGATTTCCACGCTGTCGTCAAGGTTGCAGGGCGTGGCTAGCGTGATGCTCAGGCCATCCGGTGCCGACACGTAATCGGTGACCTCGCGACCGTTGCGCAGCACGATCACGCTGCCAGGCGTGTGCTGGGCCGTGAAAGTCGCTTGCGCGACCGAGGCCGTGAACGAAAAGCGCTCGAAGGCCTTGCCGCCACCGACACCACCGCCCAACTGGAAGTAGGTGCCGTCGAAATTCAGGTCGAATATGGCGCCCGCCTTGATATCACCCGCGTCAACGTCCGCCAGGCCGGTATCGCCAGCCTTCTTGATGGCGATGGCGCCAAGGCCTTCGATGTTGGCGGTGACGGGGCCGGTATTGGTCGCGGCCGCCATGAACTGGAAGCGCTGACCAGCGCCGTAGGCAGTCAGCTGCGCCTCGTCATCGACCAAGCTCAGCTGCAGCGCATTGGCTGTGCCGGCGGCCAGACCGAGCCAGGCCAGCGAGCCCGAGTCCTTGGCTACGTCGCGACGCAGCAGGTACTGCGGATGCGCATTGAACGCACCCTCGTGGGCACTGAGCGCGGCGAGCGCGGCACTGCCGGACGGATCGACCTGCACCGTGACGCTATCGGGACCGAACTGCTTGAACACCAGATCGTTGAACAGCACGAAGTCCACGCCAGGCGACTTGTAGCCCATGGGCTCGCCTTCGCGGCTCCAGACGGAAAACAGCGTGTCGCCCGCCCAAAAGCCGATCTCGCCAATGGCGCCGGAGTTGGTCAACGGGTTATCGGAGTCGTCGGGCCAGATCGACAGCATACGGATCTGCGTCGGATTGACCCGACTGCCGCCGCTGATGGTGACGCGCTTGATCTCGTTCTGCAGGGCGGTTTCTTCGCCGGTCGGCGTGTACAGGCCCGAGCCGAACGAGACGTGCGTCAGCGTCAGCTCAAGCCCGTCGCTCTGCGCGTTGAAGGCTGCCGCCTCACCGGCCTGGGTGACCTTGGGCTGGAAGATAATCGGTTCGGACATGAGTACCCCTGTTGGGCGGAAAACCCTAATGGGGCCACTCTACGGGCGCCGATCAGCCGCAATCGGCGCCGCTTTCCGAACCTCGAATCAGTTGATCAGGTACGCGAGGTTGCTCCCGGCGAAACGGGTCGTCATGCCGTAGGCCTGGGTCGATTCACGCTTGCGGACCTGCAGTTCACCGGTCATGCGCGCAACGGCCTGGCCGTAGCAGATTTGCGCGGTGCCGACCTGCATGCGCGTGCGCTGCGCGATCCGTACCTGCAGGATCAGGCGCGCCGCTACCACCGATTTCATCGCCGCCAGGATGCGCTCGGGTACGATACTGGTCACCAGCTGCACCCGTAGGCGTGAGGTCAGGAAGTAGTCGGCCAGCGAGTGCCCGAGCTGCTGAATCTCCTTCTCGCTGCGCAGCTGCTGCGGGTACATGCCCGCCTTGAGCTGATAGAGCTGATCGATCTCGTAGTCGCCGAACAGCACGCGCAGGTAGGTAGCCAGAAAATGCGTGCCGCGCCGCGGGTTGCGAAAGCGCCAGGCCTTGAACAGGTAGCGCAGGGCCGCTTCGTTGTCCTCGCGGATCACCGATAGGCCATCGCCCGCCACATGCCGCTCGATCAGCGAGAACGGCCCCAGGTGCGGAGCACCGTAGACGTTGATCTCGCCGGCCTTCTCGGCCAGCGTCTCCTCGTACAGGCGCACGAACAGCTGGCGCAGCTCGTCCTCTACGGTGCCATTGGCAAAGCTCTCGACAAGCGGCTTCACGACGGCACGCTCACATTGACCACCAGGCTCGTCTCCGAGACATAGCGGTAGGTTTCAGGCAGCAGCACGGCGTCGTCCTGCACCACGACCTGAATGTCGGCCTCATCAGCCTGGCAGGCCTGAATCGCATCCTCCAGCAGCGAGGTGACGCGCCGGTACAGCACGCGCCCCGAGCCGCGCTTGGCCCATGCCGAATCGCGGCCGTACTGCGCCAGGATGATCTCGCGCGCCTGCTGCTGCACGGCACCGCTGTCGTAGACGTCTGGCACCTGCAGATTGACGGTGACCGGGATTTCACTCTCGGCCACCTCGACCCAGCGGATGCGGTAGGAGTTGTCGGCGGCATAGACCACGCGCTCGATGGCAGCGCGCAGGGTCGCGGTATCGACGCCATCCTTGAGCGCCGCGATGAACAGGCGATTCATGTGATCCACGTTCGGCCCGCGAACCTCCTCCTCGCGCTGCTCGTTCCACACCGCCAGGAAGCGGAACGGCGACAGGTTGCGGCGCAGCAGGAAGTCGAAGTTGCCGTTATAGACCGCCGAGCCGTCGTAGAGTGACGGGTAGCTGGTGATCTCGCGCAGGGTGGCGATATCCATCGGCGCCGCACCTGGCTGGGTGACCGCCGTCAGGGTGATCTTGGCGCCCGACTCGGCCAGGGTGGTGGCGTACTCGAATACGAAGGTCGAGCCCTCGGACAGGGTGATATCGCCCTCGGTGACCTGCGCAGTGACGTTCAGCACCTCGCCGACGTTGGGCTGGTAGCCGCCGATGGCATCCGCGCCGAACACTACGGCGAGCGTGCGGTTCTCGTCCGATTCGAGGTGGAACACCCGCTGCTCGATCTCGATATTGGTGAACTCGGGCGTGTAGGTGAAGGCATTGCCCAGGCTGTCGGCGACGCGGACCTCGGCGATATAGCCGATCTCCGGTGCCGGCACCTCGATCCGGTAGAACGCCTGATTGGCGCTGACGGTATGCGTGATCAGCGTCGGCGCCTGCTGCACCGCCTGAATCGTGGCGGTGCCATTGGCGGGCACCGTGGCGCCGGTGGTGACCACGTAGATGCGCCCCTGCTGATCGAGCAGGCGCCGCCCGGTCAGCACTGGGAAGGCCGTGGCTGTGATGTTCTGCACGCTCAGCGAGACGCGCATGGGCGTACCGAAGGGCAGCACGCCCTTGACCGCTGCATCGGCCAGTACGGTGACGTCGCGCGCCTTCGTCCACGGCTCCATGGCGGCCGTATCCTGCTCCATCGAGTGCAGCGACAGCATGGTGGCCATGGATTCGAGCATGGCCAGCAGGCGCGGGTCGCGCACCTGATAGGCCAGGGCCGCCTTGGGGTAGTCGGCGATGACCGCTTCAGCCCGCGCCAGATAATCCGCTTTCGTCTTCACGCAATCGCCCCCAGGCTATCGACGGAAACCACGGTTCCCGCTATGTCGATGATCAATCGTTGCTGGTCTTTGCCGACAGGCTCCATGTACAGGTTCAGCGCACCGGCCGGCAGCGCGGCCAGCACCGGCACGTCGGCGACCAGCTTCTGCAGGAAGCCGTCAGCCAGTCCCGAGTTCATGGGCTGCTGCAGCAGGGCCTTGAGGTCGTTACCGTAGCCGGAACCCAGGTAGGCATTGACCGGCGTTGCCAGCCAGTGCCGCACCATGTCGGCAATTTCCGATGTGCTCAGTGTATTGCCAGCCATTTAGCGCCCTCCCAGGTTCATTCCGAGGCCGCCGGTAGCGGCTTGCGCCAGCCCTCGGTCGGCGATGTTCTGCGACAGCGGCTGCTCGACCACTACCGGCTGCGACGCCTTCGATTCGTTGGAAGCGACCTTGCGCGGCACGCTGGGCACCGGCGGCACGCCCTGGCGATCCGCGGGCGGTGCGGCACTGGCCAGACGCGGCGCGGTCGGCACACTGGCCTGCGCCACCATGGTCGGCGTCGGGCTTACGCTTTTCGAGACCGCGCCCTGCGGCCCGATGGACACCTTGCCGGTGTTGGCTGCCGCCAGGTACGCCTGATACTTCTTCTGGCGGTCGGCCAGGCCGTTGGTGCCACCGTTGATCTTCTTGGTCACCGCCGTGACGTCGCCTTGGCGCGCCGCATCGCCCAACTTGTTCTTCTTCCAGTACCACGTCGCCACCTTGGCCGCGACGGCTGGGTCGGCTGCCAGATCGGGATTGCCCAGCAGGTCGATGCCGAGATCCTTGCTGGCGGCGGCGTAGTTGTCCTTGCCGGTCAGCTGGATGGCGCCACGCCCACGGAACTTGAAGCCGTCGCCTGCCTGGGTATTGCCCATGCGCCCGCCATAGACCTTGTTGGCGATGGCTTCGGGGTTGCGCGCGTCTTTCTGTGCGTCAGCGATATTCTTGTAATACTTGGGGAAGGTCTTCATCAGGCCTTCCGCCGAATAGTTCAGGTTCTCCTGCGTGTTACGGAATCCACCCGACTCGTGATCCATCTGCGCCATGAACATGGCCTGCTCGCGCGGATCGGTGATGCCGGAACTGGTCATTTCCGCCTGCAGAGCCTGCCGCATGGCCTTGCTGCGCCCCTTGGAGCCTCCGCCAAATGCGCTGGCCACCGCATCAGCCTTCTGGCCGACCCATTCGCCGGCCGACGCCTTGGCTTCGACGGCGGTGTTAGAGACCTTTGCGCCGACTTCCTTGACCTTATCGGCAACAGCGCCGAACTTGTCCGCAAACCACTTGCTGATGCCGTCGATCACCGCATCGAACCTGCCGGTCATGTCCGACCACTTCGATTCGATCCACTCGGTCACCTTGCCCCAGCGGTCCAGCATGCCGATGACCATATCGCTGACGGCAGGCGCGATGTACTCGCCAAACTTGCCCGCCAGGCCAAAGGTCAGGGTGTTGCCCAGGTCGCCGAGCACGCCGACGAAGCGCACGCCGAGTTCCTGCGCGAGCGAGCCATTCAGCTCGATACCCATGCGGGCCGCGTATTCTTCGGTGCTGGTGCTGAACGACTTGAATGCCGAGAACAGCGCAGCCAGCGGAAGCGCTGCCTTGCCGGCCAGGCTCAGCAACGGTTTGAGCGCGCCACCGACCGAGCCAAGCAGCTTGCCGAGCATGCCCACGCCGGGCAGCTTCATCAGCATGCCACCAAGGCCGCCTAGCTTGACCGTGCTACTGCCGCCACTGCCGCCGCCACGCTGCTCATTCAGGTCACGCAGCTCCTTCCAGAGCCGGCGATACCAGGGCACCTTGACCTTCTTCTCGCTCTTTTCGCGTGCGGCCTGCTCGTCACGCGGCTTGAACAGCAGGCTGCCGACGCCCTTGATCGGCGCCATCAGCGGCGCCGTGATCTCGCCGACCTCCTTGGCCGCGGCAATGGCCGGATCGACCTGCTCGGTGCCGGCGAACATGCCGGCCACGCCTTCGCGCAGCTTCGATGCCGCATCGCCGAGCTTGCCCATGACCGCACCCATTCGCCCACGCTCGCGCGCCTCGCCGGCGTCATTGCCGCCAGCCTCGCCATTGCGCTCAGCAGCCGACAGGAAGCGACCATTGGCGGCACGCTTGGGTGTCGCCGCCTGGGTGTCGGCCGTGCGTTCTGCTGGCGCCCTGCGGCGGGCCGATACCGGCGCAGCCACCTCACGGGCAGCCACCTCGGCACGCTCACGCGGGGTTGCACTGCGCGAACGCGCAGCCAAGGGCTCCAGCGGCGCATTGGCCGCCTCACGGCGCCGCACGGCACTGCGCACGGCCTGGGTCAGGGCTGCCGGCGTGACCGCCTGCGCCGCCTTGCGGGTTGACTGGCTGAGCGCCGAACGCATGGCGGCCGTGTCGGCCTTGATCGCGCGCAGGATCTGCAGCTTGTCCTGCTCACCCGACAGATCGACCTGCTCGGAACCGACCAGAAAGCCGCCGCTATCGGCGTTCAGCTTCATGGCTTACACGCCCAGCCGGCTGAGCTGGCGCTCGGCGTGCGGACTGGCCTGCTGCTTCTGCTTCTTCGGCTGTTGCAGCGGCACCAGATCGGCGGTCAGGAAGTCGTCGGCGCGGTCGAGGTGCGAGGTGATCGGGTTGACGGTCATGTCCATGATGCCGTCGAGCATGTCGGCCGCCTTGCTCTCCTTGGCCAGACGGCTCAGGTAGTAGGCGTTCTCCTCGGTGGCGCGCTCAAGGGCTGCAGCCATCTGGTCGTAGGCCGACTGCATCGAGTCGAGCATCACGCTGCACTGATCGAGGATCGCCTGCTGTTCGGCCACGGCGTCGAACACCTCGTCACCGTCCACGCCATCGAGCGCCACGTCATAGCCGCGATTGGTCGAGTAATTCGGCTCCAGCACGTAGTCGAAGCCGTGGAACTCGCTGGGGATGGCCTTACTGCCGACTTGGGGCGCGCGGATCGCCGAGGAAAAGCCGCCGGCCTTGCTGGCGTACAGGCGCGCAGCGATCTTGCCCGAGGCGGTGTCCAGAAACTCCTCCTCGTGCTCGACGGTGCCATCGGGGAAGGCTTTCAGGTAGACCGTGCGCAGCGCCGGCTCGACGCTGACGTGCTTGCCGCCGACGATGCCGCCCTCTGCAGCGTTCAGGCCGAACTTGACGCGCGGCCAGTGGCCGAAGTAGCCAATCATGTCGCCGTGCTTGACCTTCTCCTGAATCGCCGGACTATTGATCAGGCGAGCGGCGGCAGCGGTGTCGAAATTGCGTTCTACGCCGCGCGCGGCACGGCCACGCTCGGCCAGGTTGAAGCGGATAATGCCGGTTTTAAGGCTCATTGCTCGTCATCCTCGGTTACAGCAGCGGGCTTGCGCGGCTCGTCAAAGTCGGGGTTGTCCTGATCGTTCGGGTCGTTGTCCTGGCCTGGGAAGCCGCCGCCCCCAAAGCCCCCATCACCGCCGTCGTTCTTCGGCTTGGCCTCTTTCAGGCCCTTGGCCAACTGCTTGGCGTAGTCCTCGTCGAACTGCATGGACTTGATCAGGATCTGCTCGACCACATCGACCGGCAGGCCCAGCTCGATCACCTGCTGGAACACCTGCACCATGATTGCCGAGGCGTTCATGGCGCGCTCGCGCGACTCTTGGTTCTCGCGCTCCAACGCGCTGGACGCGCCGTAGAAGTTGACTTGATACGGCCGCGCCGACGGGCTGAAGACTTCGCCGTAGCGCACCAGGCAATGCACGTCGATGACGTGGTGGATGAACTCGGTCAGGGCCGTGCGGATGATCTCGGAGCGCTCGGCTGCCTGAATCGAGGTACGGAAGAAACCGCCTTCGCCGAGGCCGCCAGCCAGCTGGTCGGCAAAGCCCAGCATCGACAGGTCAATGCCCAGCGCGCCGGCCAGCAGCCGCGCCTGCAGCATCACGTCGTCAATGGAGATCGTGCCGGTGCCGGCAGAGCCCTGAAACTGGCTGACCTGGGTGATCTGCTTGTCACCGCTCACCGGGATGATGTGCGTGACGCGCTCGGTGCTGAACTCACCCTTGGCGATCAGCTTGCTGGTGCGCTCCTTGGCCTTCTTCAGCATGTTGCCGAGCGAGCCCATGAACAGGGTCTTCTGCTCGTGGGTCATGCCGTCCATGTTGACGGTCAGCAGTGATTCGTCGATGGAGCCGAGGATGCGGTTCGATACCAGACCGATGATGGACGTGGCCAGGCGGTCATAGGGCTCCTCGGCAGATTCAAGGAACGAACCACCGGCCAGAGCCGGCAGGTGCGGCCACTCGTCGGGCCGGTCCTTCTTCAGTGCGATGCGCTGCGCCATTTCCATTGCGCGGGTCTGCGGCGTGTAGAGCATGCGCGCCATCTTCATGCGCGCCATCTGCTTGACCGTCAGGCGTTCGGCCGCCTTCTCGCCGGTGGTGACCACGAAGCCTGCGGTGGTGTTGGCCTGCTCATAGGACTGCACCAGCGGCGGCATCAGCATTTCACCGGTGTACAGGTCGGTCACGCCAACCTTGTCCTCGGTGAAGATCCGCGCATAGGCGTCGCCGTAGCCCGCTGCGTTAAAGCAGAGGCCGTGGGCGATGCGGTTGAGGATCGGCTGCAGCTGCTCGGCGATCTCCTCCACGCGCTTCTTGTCCGCCCCCTTGGCGTCGGGCTTGGCTTCGATGAAGATCGTATCGCCGCTGGTCTCGTGGCCACCCAAGGCTTGGGTCACATGCGTGCGCAGGGCCGTCGAGATAATGGGGTCACCCATCATCAGGTGCCACTTGGCGTAAATGTCGATACGCGAGCGCGCCGGCTGCTTGCTGTTGCCCAGCAGCATGGACACGGTTACGCCGTCATAGCCCCAGGCGAACTCGTTTTCGCGGATCGCATCGACAGAATCGACGACACCTAGCAGGCGCTTGGTGGCCGCCTTCACGCCTTGCAGGATGCTGGATTTAGTCTCTGCCATGGAATGCTCGGGCACCGTTGACCAATATGGATTTCGGTCGATGGTAGCGAGCGGGGCAACCGCTACCGGCGCGAGCTTTCCGACTTAGATGCCGACGCGCTCGTCCTGGCGCGGCTCGACAATCAGCTTGCGGACATAGGGCGGGATGCTGGTCGGCGAGGTGATGCCGACGACCTCATAGGGCATGACGAAGCCATTGCCGGGCAGCACCTGAATCTGGTCATTCTTGTCCACTTCGAAGGCACCTTCGACCTTGGGTTCGACACGGCATTCCATCACGCCCTCGGCGTAGTTGATGCCGTCATCGCTGTCGATCACGTTGCCCGGTGCGGCGGTGTAGGAGCCGCTGAACAGTATCTTGCCCTCACCCAGCTCGACGTACTCATAGGCCGCCTCGTCGCTGCTGTCGAGCACACCCATGCCGCCCAGCTCCAGTAGACCGCTATCGCCCTCGGGGCGCAGCACCTGCTTGCGGAACACGACGCAGTGCATCGAGTTCGGCGAGAACATCACCATCTGCCGCGCGGCGCGCGATACCTGCTCGGGAACGGCGCTCAGCATGCGACCGCCGGGATGCGCTGCAGCCCCATGCGGGCCAGGTCGCTATCAGACAGCGCCTCGATCTGGATATCGCCAGGCACCACCACGAAGCTGACGCTACTGCCCTGCTCGCGCTTGACCTCCTCCAGACGCTGGTGCAGCGATGCGGCATGCTCGAACTTCAATGGGCCTGGCATGCGCACCGCCACGATCCCATCGGCCGGCAATCTCTGCATCTGCATGGTCACTCTCCCCTTACTACTTGCTGGGCAGCGGCAAACAGGATGCCTACGGCGCGCGCCCAGTCATCCTGGCCGATCACGGTCGGTATCAGTTCGCCATTCTCGCACTCGATCACGATGATGGCGGACGTCATTTTCAGCTGCCCGATCTCGTTGAGGCCATCGAGACTATCGGCCAGTGCGCGCAATTGCTGCGACAGCTCGTCGGATGTGCTAGCAGGCTTAGCGCCCTTGAGCGGCAGAATCTTGGCAGTCATTGGACGCACCTCGCGTAATGTGCGGTCATTCTGCGTCGCGAGCCCGCGAGCGCAGCGCGGCGCTTTCCCAAAGCCGCGACGTCGGTCTGTAGCCACCGACACGCACCAGCTCGAAGCCGCAGCGGCGCATGAAGCGGATGAACTCAGGGCAGCGCATCACGCCATGGTCGCCTTGGCTGCGGCCAGTGCTGCCTCGGCGGCAGCCTGACTGAACCCGCCCTGCATCAGCATCTGAATGAATTTGGTGTCGCTGACGCGCGCCTGCGCCGCCGGCTTGCTCGCCGCCTTGGCGCGCATCGCCCGCTGCGCTTCGAGCTGGCGCTGGTAGGACGGCTGCGCCTGGCGTTGGGCGCGCTTTTCCTGGGTGGTCTTGATCGCCCGCTGCTTGTAGCCCTCCTTTGCCAGCGCCTGGCGGAAGGCCTCCATTTCCTTGACTTTGAGGTTCTTGCTCTTGCGCTCGACCGCGCCCCGCGCCTGGCCAATCATGTTGATGGCGTAGTTCTTGAACGTCGGCGAGTGCAGGATCAGCTGGGCAATCCGCAGCGAATGCTTGCAGCCCACACCATGCAGCAGCGGGTTGGTGATCTTCGGGAAGCCGTTTTCGAACCAGGGGCCAGCGGCGTACTTGCCCTTGGTGGCGATGAAGCGCAGTCGATAACGCCAATCTTCGCAGTTGCAATCGAGCTTAATCGGCCCGCGCAGCATCTGCTTGACGATATCCTTCGGCGCCACCGGACTGGCCACGCAGGCCTCGAAGTTCATAAAGTCGATGACGACCATGTGCCGGCGATGCTTGGAGTCGGGGCCGGCATTGGTCTGGAACTGCACGCGGCCACCGCGATTGGTCACCGGGAACCCAGTATGGATCTGCTGGTGCGCGCGCTTGAGCGCATCAGGCATCGACAGATCGATGACCTGCTTGGCCGTGATGCCGCCCTTGAATTTCTTGCCCAGCTGCTGCGCAGTCGCCTGAAAGGCCTTCAGGTCGTCGGCCGTGATCGGCCTGGCCTTGCCGCCGAGCGTGGTGAACAGCACGCGCGCCGCGTCATAGGCGCCCGCCACGTCATCCGGCGACAGAATGACCCGTGACAGCTCGCGCTCGCGCACGCTCTCGGCATGCCGAGCCTTGGCCTCCTGCTGCGCCTTGACGGCAGTCGTGAACGGCTTCTCGGGCTTGGTCGTGGCCATGTCAGCGCACCGTCTGGCGCACGGCCGTCGAGTAGCCAGTCAGGCGCTTGAACGCCTCCAGCTGGATCGGCGTCGGCAGGATCAGGCGCCGCTGCGTCAGCTGCTGATCGACCCGATCCAGGCCGGCGGCCGCCATCACCGCCAATGCCTCGTTGCGGTTGCCGTAGACGCGCTGCGAAACCAGCGTGATATCCCATTCCTCGTCGGGCAGGGTGTCGTAGCGCACCGCATCCTGCCAGGGCTGGCGGGTGGCGGCGAACTGCCGGATTTCGCGGTAAAAACGGGAGGCTTTGATCATGCTGCCGATGATCCATCACCGGCAGCATAGGGTCATGCGGGGGTTTCCGATCCGATTACTTCATGTGAGGAATCACTACTGGCTCCAGCCCATTCTCGCGGAGCACTTCGTTCACCTGCACCAGTGCCGCACGAAGCTCGTTTGCATACGTGTTTACTCGGCCAAGGTAATGCCCTATGCCACCCACATCACGCTCTTGGTCTTCCGCTGCGCGAGGTGTCGGCGCAGCGGGTCTTCCAGCGCCCGTGAAAGGCGCCAAAATCTGCTGTTCTATCTGGTTTTCTGTATCGTTACGTCGCCCCGGCTGCATTTCCTTCGTTACGAACAGCTGCGGCAGCTTAATCGTTGCAAGCTCGAAATCATCGACAAACTCAGCACCTTCCATGCTTGCAAATACCACGGCCAGGCAAATTGCGGTGCGCGCACTGCTTACCTCGCCGCTTTCGACCGTCGTTATGCCATCCTCGTCGTAGACGTATGCAGCCCATAGCCCAGGCGCATCCGGGTCGCTATCTGGCAGTCCTCGCTCAACGTGGATGCCATGCCGCTCTAGCAGTTCTCCACACTGATTCCAATCCGATGTGGGCGCCCAGCGCACCCCGCTCTCTACGCAGCGGATTACGGGCTGATCCGCCTCGATATCTATCCGCAATCCCCGCCCATCAGCAACGCCTGTCGCCCAATCCAAGGCGAGGCCGGTTAAGGCAACCGCCTTGGCGTCCACTAACACCGGCGCACCACCATTCGCTTCGCTCATCATCTTGTCTCCATCATGCTGCATTGAGTTCTGACACATTCTGCGCCATCAGCGAGCGCAACGAATGAGTTACCACCGTTTTTCATATCGACAACGTGCGTAACACTTGCGAACGCCCACCGGACAAACCACCCGCTGAACGGCACAGCGCGCGATTCGGCTCGACACCAGCGAGCGCGCCACCAACAGGCCGAAGCGATTGCCCCGCGCGAAAGCGTCCTCTGCCCAGCGCCAGGCCGCATCATGCTCGTGCCGGAGCTGCTTGGCACCCGCGACCGGATCGCTATGGCCGACCGTCTCGGCAATGACGAACAGCTGAGCTTGCGCCTGATCAAGCGTGTCGCGCGTCTGGCGCAGCGTTTCGCGCAGCACCTGGGCGCAGACGTGCCGGCTCGGGTCGTCGCGCTTCTGTCGGTGCTCGCAGACGGGGCAGGTGCGGATATCGTTATTCATACAGCCTCCAGCAGCGCGTCAGGCACGTCGAAAAAGCCTAGCCGCCCCTTGAGCGGCACAAACGGCAGCGGCTTCGCATCGCGCAGAACGAACCCCTTCTCGCCCATGTACCAGGGCGAGTCGCTGCTATCCACGGAATCGACCAGCTCGACCGATCCAATGATGCCGCCGCGCTGCAATTGATCGAACGTAGGAAGTCGGATGCCCAGCTGGGCGCGGTCCGCGTAAGTCAGCCATGACTGCACCTGGCGGTACTCGCTCTTAGTCATGCCCTGCGCAGCATGCACCAGAAACCGGCCGCGAAACTTGGTGTGCCAGGTGCGGTTCTCGATGGTTTTTCCAGCATGGATGATCAGCCAGGCCCACGGCTGGCGTATGGACAGGGCTTTCATGCAGCCACCCCCACGTCAGCCTGGCTTAGCCCATCCTGCACGGCCTTTACGATGCGCGCCAGATACAGGCGCTTCGGATGGGTCACAAAGGCATGATCCGACACTGCATAGTGCCACTCATCGCCGAACAGCACGGTCAGCAAGTCGCTTGCGTCGCGGCTGTGCATGAGCCCTTCGGCCGTATCGAAGTGACGTAGGTTCTCGGCCTCATCGTACAGCCGGCGCGCTTCATCCTTGTCGTCAATGTGGCCGCACTCGTACCTCCACGACTCACGCCCGCGACGGCAGGCAACGATGATGCGGCGCACCGCATCTTCAAGGGTTTGACCGCAGAACACCTGCCGGTCGATCACGCTCCCGCGCGCCAGGCAGCCGACCACGTACTCGACGCTTTCGTCGGTGATGAACTGCGCCACGGTGCGATTGCCCATGCCGCCCCAGTAGCCCGACCACGACTCGCCGTAGCACTCGATAATGACCTTGCCCTGACGACTGATGTGGTCCGGCTCACCTTCGCGCTTATGGGTGCGACTGCCGAGGTCTTCGAGAATGACCGTGATCGGGTCGAGGGCTTCGGCGCCAGTGATCACCAGCTTGGTGACCTGGGTTCTTTCGATATTCATGGGGCAACTCCCAGCTGCAATTGATCAGCGCCGGTAGCGCCAATGCCATGGTTCAGTTCAGTTTTCCGCCCAGCCACTGCGCCGCTCACCCAGTCGGCCGGATTGATCTTCGCCTTTGGCGGCGTTCTGGCCTGCGTAGCGCCCCTGCCCTCGGTCATGCTTTTCACGTAGCTCTCGATCAGAGCATCCTCCGACTGCCTGATCGTCACCAGTGCGCGTTCGCCACTTGCGTCGATATCGTCCGGCTGAGGCGCTATGGCAGCTAGCTTCTGGCTCACCTCGTAAACCCAAGCTAAAGCGAAGTGATCGCCGCGCGTCTCGGGGCTTTTGCCTGGCAAGGCGCGACGCTTGAGCTGCGCCACATATTCGCGCCGCGCAAGGGTCGCCTTTGTGTGCAGCGTATCGAACGCATACTTGGCAATTTCGTGCGCTGGTGACACGCCGATGAACGTCATCTTCCATGTGGCGCAAAGCCGCTGCGGGCTCCATGCCCGAACGCGGAACGACTGGCAGTTAAAGGCCTCAGCGACAATTGCCGACAGCTCCCGCTCCCAGCGCTTGAGCGCACTTTTCTCCACGTCACCATCAGATTTACCAACATCGCTAAGCTGGAGATCCGTCTCGGTCAGGCGGTATTTGTCCATCAGCTTCTTGGCTTGGCGCATCGCGGCGGCGGCATCGTGCTCATTGCTGCTGGATGACAAGGCCAGGCAGTGTTTGATCTTTCGGATTGCGCGGTCGCGCGCTTCGTCGTTGTCCTGCTCCATGATTCCCCCCTCAGAAAAGACTTAGCGTCATGCCGCGCTGCACGTCTGGCTGCGGCGGTGGTGGCGGTATTGGGCGCGCCTGGCGCTTCGGCTCGGGCGTCGGCTCGCCTACGCGCAGGGCGGCCGGTATCGGCGGCGTGATGAACGATGCGGCCAGCGCCGGCCCGTTGTCGTATGGGTGCCAGGCCTCGATTAGATCCCAGCGCTCGTCGAAGTAGGACGGGCGCTCGACGAAGTAGCCGCCGGTAATGAAGCGAACGCGCACCAGGCCGGCGCCGGATGGGCGCGTGCTGACGGGCATCCACTCGACAGGCTCGACGACAGCAGGCGCCGGCAAGGGCTCGGGAGCAGGCTTACCGCCCTCCTCCATGGCCAGGAACTGCCGCTGCGCATCGACGCCGCGCGCGACGATCTGGTCATGCACCAGCAGCGCCACGTACTCGTTACGGCCGCACGTTGCACAGACCCGATAGCTCAGCTCTACGCCGGCCTTCGAGCGCTTGGCGCTGGCGTCGGCCATGCGGGCAGAGCCGCATTCACATTCCACTGGCAACCGCCAGGCGTTCGCTACTCGACTGCTCGGCGGCCTGATCAATCTCGACCGACTCGATCACCGCCAGGCCGCGCCCGATGGCAACCGGAGCGCCCGCCTGCAGAAACGGCATGATGCTGTCGAGACTCCCGTCATTCGGGGCTTTCAGGGTGATGGTGACAGTACGCTGCTTGTGGTCCATGGCATTGGCCTTATAGGTATTAAGTGTCGGCCAATTCTATAACGCCTGATATGTCCCGCGCAAACCATTTGCTATGCGTCAAGTCGCCATCCCGAGCGCTGCCAGCGCCTTGGATCGCGCCGACGCCTTGCGCTCATCCTTGCCGTTGGTGTCGGAGTCGTCGGTCTGGATGTACTGCGCCGATTCGAGGAAGCCGAAGGCGATGGAGTCCCAAATGTCGGGCGACGGCAGGCCGTCTTTCTTCATGTCGTCCTTGCTCTGCAGCTGCCAGCGCGCTTTCTCGTCGAAGAAGAACGGGATGCGCGAACCCTGGTCGAGCATGTCTTTCAGCGCATTGGTCGGCACGTTGAAGCTGATGCGGTTCTGCTCCACCGCATACTTGAGGTGGACGTTCGACTGCGCGCGCTGGTTGAGGAAGCGCTCGCGGTACTCCTTGCGGAAGTTGAGCACGCCCCAGTTCACCTTGACGATGTTCGGCACCTCCAGGCGTTCGAGCAGCTTGGCGAACTGAACGCCCTGGCCGCCGACGTCCACCAGCACGGTGCAGTTCGACAGCTGGCGCGCCTGGTTGGCGACCATCGCCGCCGCGTCGGTCCAGTCGTGCGAGTTGGTGAAGATCGGGATATCCATGACGTCCATGCGCCGCGGGTCAAGCGACTCGGGACCGCCCTGGCCGATGACACGCGCATGCACGGCGACCGTCTTGTCGCGGTAGATGCCGGCCGCGACGTCCACCAGCAGCAGGTTGCCATAGGGTTCGTCGTCGCCGATGACCCGTGGCGCCCCGACGCGCTTCTCGATGCTCTTGCGGCTGAGCAGGTACTTGTCCGAATGCTCGGGGAACCGGCCCTGCACCTTGATCTGGTACTCGACCGAATCGACGCCGCCGTACTCCAGCTGCTTGTCGCGGATGAAGTTGTCCGAGACGATAGGCGATTCTTCGGAGTTGAAGACCAGATTGTTCCACGGCCCGCCATTGGATACCGACAGCTTGTGGTGCGAGTCGTAGAAGAACCCCGACGAGCGCGTCGGCTGCGAGAACATGGCGAAGCGGTTGCGCTCATCGGTCAGAGCGCCACCGATGACCATCAGGTTGGCATCAGGGATACCCGAGGCCTCGTCCGCCAGCCACAGCAGGTAGGCGCCGTGCGTACCGGCCATGCCCTCGGGCGATCCGCGCGGCGCGGTACGGCAGGTGATGAACCACCGCAGGCCAGCGCCCTTGACGTAGACCTTCTTGGCCTTGATCTCGAAGTATTCAGCGATCCAGCCGTGCGGGCCTTGCTCGATCACCTCTTTCAGGCCGGAAAACTCTTTCCAGATACCCTCTTGCAGGGTGGCGAGCTTGGGCGCGGTCAGGTAGGTGTTCGAGTCGGCGTAGCAGAGCAGGTGCCACAGCGACGTGACGGCTGCGGCGCGTGTCTTGCCGGTGTTGTGCAGCACGGTGAAATCGCCAGCCAGAAACCGATGATCACCGTCGAGCACGAAGCCGTAATAGTCGTCCTCCCCCAGCGGCTCGCACGAGCGAATGCTGAAATGAAGATTGCCGCGCTGCCTTGGCCCAAGCGGATGGCGCTTGCGCGCGATCCGCGCAGGTATCTGGTCGGTGTTACGCCCGACAGTGACACGCCAGTAGGTGCCAACCACACCATTGTTGCAGCAGGCTTTCTGTACGGATCTGATGGTCGAATGACAGCCGACTGAGCGAGCGAGCCAGGCGATCTGTCGCGCCAAGCGCTCATTCTTCTGCACTATGTCGTAGCCAGTGCTGCCCTTATCGCAATGTCCGTCCGTGTCGATCAGACCCGCCAGCAGGTCCAAGCGGTCGGCCTTAGATGCGTGCAGATAAGCGTCGGGAATGTGCTTGTTATGGATAACACCAAGCATCTGCAGGTGCGAAAGCATTGGGTTGCTATTCTTGCCAAATCGCCCCGTGCCACCGCTTGTAATGCCCCATCGCGTCGCCCTGCCGCAGTTGCCACCACGATCCACTAGGCGGCAAGCGATGCTATCCGCGTAGCTCTCCAGCTCACCCACTATCTCAGGATCTGCCGTCGTGAATGTAGTCTCTCGACTATCCCCATCACCCAGCCACACGCCCATGATGTACGCCGGGATAGGCAACGACTTCGGCTGATTGGCGAAGCGCTCGACGCCGCTACGGTAGATCGCATGACAACGCTTCTTGTCTTCTCCCCAGGCCAGCCAGTCGCGCACGGTGACGGTGGTTTTCTGGCCAGCAACGCGCCTTCCTTTCGAGTTGGTCGCCACCAGGCAGAGGATGTGAGACTCATTGAATACATGACTGGTGCCGTCGGCGTAGGTGAAGCGATACATGGCTTCCCGACCACGCCTCAGCTCCAGCACCGTGCGATAGCTGTTTCCGTCAGGCCCCATCATGCGGTCGCCTATACGCACCGACTCCACCGGAACGACAGCGCCATCCGCGCGCATGACCTCGGTCCCTTTCGCGAAACACCCGTGACCCGATGAAACCGTGGTTCGCGATCCAAATGGCGAGACGCTGGCGAACAAGTCCATCTGCTGCCACGTAATCCGCGACATGCCACAGACTTCGATGGCGAAGCGCGCCGCGTCAAAGGCGTATCGCTTTACAAAGGCTTCCCATCGCGGGTCAGCCGTTAGGGCTCGAATCTTGGTGGCCATACGGCGAAGAAGTCCGTTCTATCGTGGCGTGATCAGTGGGTGTCCGGTATTTGGCACCGAACACCGTACCGCCGTCAGGCGACCTGCTTTTGCGGCTCTTTCCAGGCTACGCGCTTGGCGATGACGACCTTGCGCCAGCTGCGCCTGGCAGCCTTGACGCGAGCGAAGAAGCGCACGCGGCGCCGATAGGCTCGGGCCTTGGCGGCCTTGCAGTCACGGCATTCGCTGTCGAAGTGGCCGCGCGTCGCCAGGAAGTGGAAATGCACGTCTCCGGCCGGCAGCCATTCACGGCAGCAGCTACAGCGACGCTCGCGCCCATGATCGCCATCGCGCTCATTGGGCACAGCCTTGTGCCCGTCGTACTCCGGCGGCGTAGGCCCTGGCCATAACGGCAGCTCCAGGGCATCACGCTGGCGCCGCTTGGTGGCGAACTCAGACACCTTTCGCCCTCCTGAACGCCTGCTGCATAGCCGTCGGCGGCTCTTGCGTCAGGCGGATTTCGCATGCCGTCCTGGCGCGCTCGCACTCGTCGGCCTCGAACAGGCCGAAGTGGCATTGCGCAACTGACTTGCCAAGCTGCTCAGCCAGCCAGCGATAGGCCTCGGTGCGCCCCATGATGCCGGCACCCTGCCACAGCTGCTCGAACGGCTTCTTGCAGACGTTGCGCACCTCGCGCAGCTTGTCGTCGGCCAGCGTGCCCAGCGGCAGGTTGGTGAACGGGTGCATGCCCACGCGGGCGCCACAGCACTCACAGCGGTAGACCCAAGGCCATTCGCCGTAGGTGCGGCCGTTGTAGATCGCCGCATGCCCGACGATGCGCACATCGCCATTACAGTACCGGCAGATGGCCGGAATCGGCAGCGGGTCTTTCACCCGCGCGATGGCCTTCTTGCTCGGGTTCCAGGGGGTTTTCACTTCCATGCGCGGCGTACCTCCTGCGCGAACTCGATCAGCACCACGCACCAGTACAGCGGCCACAAGTAGGCGCGTCGCAGGAACACCCCGAACGGGCTGCGCATCGAGTTGATGGCCGTCAGGATCACACCGGCCCAGTAGGCGGTTATTACGGCTTCCAGGGTCATTCGCGCCCCGCCTTCTCTGCCGCGCTCTTGATCCGCTCGATTACAGCCGGATGGGCGAATAGCTGGTCACCCATGCGGACGACCATATCGGCGTAGGTGTAGTCGAAGCGCCGCGCACGCTGATACATGACGCGGCGTGCCCACTTCCGCTCTTGCATATGTGCGACTTTCTTCTCCTCCATGTGCGGCACCGCGATGATCTGTATGCCGTTCAGGGCGCCTCCCAGGTTGTGTACTTGCATCAGCGTTTCCCCCTCTTGTTGCGAAAATCGGCCGACCAGAACGGCGGCTGCTGCCGAATGGCCGGTGCTAGCCAATGCTCACTGGCCAGCGCCCGAGCGAGCGCCATGACCGGATGGCGCCCGCCCGTTACCCGTATCTTGCGGCTCATCCTGCGACCTCGCTGGCCTTGATCAGCCCGATCACCTCATCCTTGGCGGTCGGCATGCCGTGCTCGGCACGGATCAGCTTGTCCGCTTCAATGATCAGGCGCTTGGCTGCTCCCAGGCGCTGGCGAAAGGTCTTGCGATCCTGCACGAGCTGGTGCGCGCGCTTGCAGTGCGGGCAGGACTCCATCTGCTGGCGCGCATCCTTCACGCCACCAGAACCACCAGCACCGCGAACCGCCATGAAATACGCGGTCAGGTGCGTTTCGTCCTGGCTGTGCTCGTGGGGATGCTGGTGCGACCAGCGATGTAAGGTGCCCAGCACGCCCTTGCACTGCTCCAGCTGCCGACCGATCTCCAGGCCGAGCTGGCTGATCATGGCGGCGTTTTGCGCGTAGGCCATGCACGCGCGTTCGGCCTTCGATTGCGCGGTCATTGGGCGCCTTCCTTTGCCTTCTCGGGACAGTCATCCATGTGGCCGCACTCGCTGCACAGGTCGCAGTGCTCGCAGACGGGATACAGGCCGTCGAAGCTGTACTTTTCGCACTCCGCGCAGCATGAGTCGCCATCGATCCGCCAGCCCAGGTCGCGCAGGATGTTGTCATCGCTGATGATGCAGGGCTCGGTCACGCCGTACTTATGCGCCAGGCTGTCCAGCTCCGGCTGATAGGTGACCCGCATGTCGGTGTAGCGACCGTCGCACTCCTCGTTGATCCGGCCGCCCCGCTGCCACATCAGCCGCTTGGCGTCGCGCGAGTTGTGGGCAAAGCAGGCTTGCACGTAAGGGTATTCATCCGGCCAGCGGTGGCCGGCGAAGTAGCAACGCAGCGGCTTCACGCTGCCACCTCCAGCGCCTGGTCGAGATCCTTGGTCACCTTGGCTTCCGCCTCGGCCTTGACGTCATGCCAGTGCGACGTGGTGGCCAGCAGCGCGTTGAGCGCGCGGATGCTGACGGACACCGGCAGATCACCGAGCGCGTGCTCGCCGTTGCGGTAGCGCTCGACCAGCGCCAGCACATCCTCTGGCACCTCCTGCGCCAGGCGGGTGGCGGCGGCGGCCATGTCGGTGGCCAGCGCCTTCGGCACGCTCGGCACCTTGGCCTTCTTGATCGTCGAGCTGGTGACCTTGGCCTTGCCCTGCTTCTTGGCCTCCTCGTGCTGGCGCTGAATCTCGGCGGCGGCGTTCTCGCCATGCTGGCGGATGATGCCGACGGCGGTGCCTGGGGCGATCAAGCCAGCCTCGATCTGCGCATGCACCTCCTCACCGGCGCGCCCCAGCTTGAGCATCTGCTCGACATGCTGGCGGGTCTTGTTCACCAGCTTGGCGATCTCGTCGGGGGTCAGCCCGTCATTGTCCTGAAAGTCCATGTACAGGTCGGCCAGGTCCAGGGGCTCCAGCTCCAGCTGGCTGTTGCTGGTGGCGATGCGCGCCTTGCGCTCCAGCGGCGTACCCACGAACGGCTTGAACGGCACCATGGGTATCTCGTAGCCCATGGCTTCGAGCTTGCGCAGCGCGCGGGTGCGGCGGTGCCCTTCGACGACAATGATGCCGCTCTCGGGATGCGGGTAGGCCTCGATCTGCGGCAGGTACTGCGACAGGTCTTTGAGCTTCTTCTCGCCACGCGCTTCGGCCTCGCGGTCGATCAGGAACTCGACCAGCTCGTCGATGCTGTCCTCCAGGCGCTGGCACTCGCGGCGCTTGTTGAACCCCTGGTCGATGTGGATGTTCGCCAGGGCGATGAACATGCCCTTGTCGGTGCGCTTGATCATCTTCGCGCTGAGCATGCTGGCGATGGTGTTGTTACGGGTCGGCTCGGTCATTGCGGTTGGCTCCTGCGCTTCTCTTGGCGGCGCTTGCGTTTGGCTTCGGCGGCAGCGATGGCAGTCGCGGCGGCCTGCTTGTCTTGGGTGGCGGCATGGCGGACGGGCTTAGTGCCCGACGGTCGCATGGCGAGTCCTGCGGTAGATGCAAGCGCTACGGCCAGCATCGTCATCAGGCGGCTCACGCGGCGGCCTGCTGGGCTGGCGTCTTGCTGGCGGCCAGCATGGCCTTGTGGGTCGCCAGTGCCAGGTCGTACTCGCTAGCCAGAATCTCGACCCAGCCCTCTCGCTCAGGGATCGCGGTCTTGAAGTAGAAAACCCCGTCCTGCTCGAACGACTGGAAGCCACCAAACAGGACCGAGCCCCAATCAGTGCCCAGCGCTTCCCACAACGCCTCGCGATCCGCCTTGAACTGCGGCATATGCTCGCGATAGCTGTTGTTCAGCTCGGCAAGCTGCTCGATCTGCTGCCGCCGCTCGACGCCCTTACTGCCCTTGGCGGGTGCGGTGCGCGGGGTCTGAATGCCACCGCGTGCCGGCAGCGGCTTCGTCCACAGCGGGTCGGTCAATGCAGGCGTGAACTTCAGCCCATGAAAGCAGCGCCCCGCCACGTCGCTGTAGAACAGCGGCTTAGCGTTCGGGTATCGGGCCGCAAAGGCCTCGCCAAGCTGCTGGACCGCCTCGCTATCCGCCTGGTACTGGCGGGCGGCGGCGATAACCTTCGGATCGTTGGTCTTGTAAGTACGCATGATTCCCCTCCCCTTCGGCCTTACGCGGCCGGATCGATGAAATAGTTTCCAGCCAGCGCGGCGGCGATCACTGCGCCATTGCGCTTGAGCAGCACCTCATTGCGGCGCGTCAGCTCGATGCGCACATCCGGCACCGCCATCAGCTCGTGAAAGCGAATTGCGTCGCAGCGCTGCACCCGTGAAAGGCGGGCGATGCGGGCTTTCTTGATGCAGTAGATGGTGGCAGACATGGACATTCCCTCGCGTGCAAATGACGTTTCAATGTGTAGCGGATGCTATAGCAAGTGACTTGCTTGTGTAAAGCGTCCGTTATCGTCTTAGAGTAGCTTTTGCTATGTTTGGGAAAGATCAGGCGCGCACAAAAAAGCGCGGCGCCCGTTAAGGCCCGCGCTTCGCTTGTAGATTGGGATGGTTACTGCGGATCAGCGCCCTTGGACGACTCGAACGCCTGGCACTTGACCGCCTTGGTGCTATCTGGATAGCGCTTGATCACCGGCATGGCGGCGAATGGCAGGCCGCTGCAGTTGTCGCGCTGCTTGGTGCAGGCGCAGCACATCGAGCCCTTGGGTTGATGGATCATGCCGCTACCGCCTCGGGGCGCCTGGCGACGATGCGCCATACGCTGCCGGGATGGCTCAGATCACAGCCCTGCGCACTACCCCGATCCCGACCATTAAACGCACGCGCCAGCAGCCCGAGCACACGCCCCTCGACCGCCGGAACCCACACGTACATGTTTGTATCGTCGAGCTTGCCATCGCCCGACACCAAAGCAATCGCATCCGCTGGCGCCTCATCCCAGCTCAGCCCCTCGGGCAGGTAGTGCTCGCCGGTGTTGCCGTTCTGCTCGATAGCGTCCTGGCGGCCGGACTGGTCGAAGCGCAGATCGGCGCCGATTGGCTCGCGTGCGCCCATAGCGCCCAGGTCTGGTGCCAGCTTGTGCTCTCGATTGCCTCCACGCAGATCGCCGATCACTGGCAGCGCCACGCGATCCTTATAGGCCGCCTCAGCAGCCAAACCGGCATAGGCTGCACGATCCTCATAGGAGTCGGCCTTGAACTCACCCTGCTTGGAGCGCACCAGCTTCAGCAGCTCCATGAAGTTCCAGCCGTCCTCCTCGGACAGCGGCTCCTTGAGCTTCTTGGCCACCAGCACGTTGAACATATCGATGGTCATGCCTATCGAACGCTCACCCTGCGGCGCATCGTAGGACACTGCGCGGTCGGCCATATGGTTGATGCCCGCCTGCAGGATGCCGGCAGCGGTCGGCATGGCGGGGATGGTCATTGCAGGGCTTCCTTCTT